CCTCTTGTTCTGATGATGCCACCCAAGTTTCCCAATGGTATCGACCTACAGATGCTACATCCGGTCGTCCTACATCGCTATAGATCTGCGGTAACCGTTTTTGAAGTGATTTCTCCATTGCTTCGTAAACAAGAAGTCCACGGGCACCATAGGTTAGATTAGATAATGCAGAACCATTAACTAACTCCCCATTGTTCTTGTACCCATCGTATAGGTTTATACCTGAGAAACGTCCGTCATTCCACATTTGACGCATCTGGACGCGGTCAAGGACCATGACGTCATTGTAACCAGTGACTAATAGGGCAAAAGAAACAACTTTGTTGTCAATCCCAGCTCCTTCACCCATACGCAAGAATTGCCGTCTGACATCTTTCCCAGTGTACTGGGGATCAGACATCATGTCATGAAGTACTTTTAACCTGGAACGTCCGTCGCCTAATCCAGCGTCTTGTGACATCTTTGTGAGGAAATGCTGACCAAACGAGTTTAGGTTATGCGTTGCTCCAGCACCTGGTTTCCCTGACCCTTTAGGTGCAGCTGTTTTTGCCCATTCTTTATATGCGTCGAGATCTAATTTACCCTCAGATGCCTGTTTAATCCATTTATCAATCCCAGAGAATGAGTCCATAAATAGGCTCTCTTGGACATAAGGACTAACTCCTCGAGACAGATAACCCCAGAGGAAAAGGCGTCCTGTATCTTCGACGTCAATTTCACCGTCGTAGTATGCCTTGCGGAACTCTGCGGCTTTTGCAAATCCATAATCGGCATCTGCAATTTGACCAGGAGTAAGTGTAGAAAGTAGCTTCTGTGCACCACCGTTGTTTAAATCTTCGATGAACCCGTGTGGTTGAACTGGGATGTCGTCAGTCGCCAATGCGTCACCCATCATGGATGCCCATGACTCAGGAGATCCTGCTGGGTCTTCATGACGTTCTAATACTTCATCGATGCCCTCTATTTGACGTGATGCATTTTTATTCTTTGTATCAACAAGAACAAGAGGTTTACCTTCACGGTATGACGGTGCCCTTACACGTAAGTGAGGGAGTAAACTGTGGTTTGTTTTACCTTCAGGGGCATCAATTTGTTGGTGAACAACAGGTGTAGGAGCTGATAGAGCAGCTGTTTGTACCGTAGTTGGAGTAGGTATTTCTGGGTTAATGGAACCCAGGATTGGCTCATCTGGAGACACACGTGGAGCCTGCTGACCAATCACACGATCAACGTACGGTTTGACGTACGCATCGATGGCGTCCTGAGGTACTCCTGCCTCCTGCAGTCTTGCGATCTGTGCTTCTGCAGTTGCAACAGGGTCTGATCCCAGGTTGTTTGCCAGGACATCGAGGGACGTGAGAAGTTGACCCTTCTGTGCCTGATTGAGATCCGGGTCTCCAACGACACCCTCACTAAGCTCTCTGTTGGCATCGATGTTGTTCTGGATACCACGGTTGTAGTTTTCGACTGTGGTGTACCGTGGACCATATGTCTGCGTGTCTACGTTTGAAGCCTGCCCAGGTTGTCCTTGTTGTGGTGTGCTTAATGAGTTCGGTGGTCGAACTTGAGGGGCATACCCTTCGTTCTCTGCCTGAAACTGGCGTACCGCACGTATGAGTGTGCTCAGGTCACCTACGCGACCTCCGGTTGCGACGCTCTGTTCGTACTCAGAGATAGCACGGTTCAAAGCCTTACTTTTGTTCATACCCTTTAGAGCACGTAAGATCCTAGCTACACCGCCACGATCTAACCCTGTGGCATCTTCCATTGTGAACTGTGGTGATCCTGGTGTCGCTGGAGCGTTCTTCTGTGTAAGCTCTAAGTTTAGATCTCTTTGCTCCGCTTCGCGCTCTTGGCGTTTAGCTTCTTGAGCTGCAGCTTGAGCTTCCTTTTCAGCTTGAGCCCTTAAAGCTTCATCTTGCTCTTGCTGCTCTCTGATACGCTCTGCAGCTACTACGGACTCACCTTCTGGTGTAGGCAATCCTTCGCTACCCTCGTTACGTCGAACATAACGATCAACTCGGGACCTGCGACCTGTGAGCTTATCGATGGCACGTCCAGTAGCATAAGCACCTGCTTGAGGCACTACAGATGTTCCACCAGTAGAAACAGCGCCAGCAATAGTAGCTAAAGGAGACAGGGTACCAGTAACAACGCGAGAAGCACCGTCGTAGCTATTGATGTTCTGGTCAAATGGGTTGAAGACGTCAGTGAACCTGGATAGGCCACCCTTGTAACCTTCGTTGTGAACCTCAGTCAGCTGATTAAGTTGCAGCATTAGGTTAATCGCTTGCTGACCTTCAGCTGTATCCCCAACCAGGCGACGCATAGCATCGATCTCTTGTTGACCGACGGTGGACTTAGTCTTGTTACGAGCTTCTCGGTATGCAGCCTGTGCCAGGATCTTGTCTGCTGTTTCCTGGTATGTCTCTTTGTCAGTTGGTTTTACTGCACCACCAAGGTCTCTAAAGAGTTTCTTTAACTCTTCGGACATTTGGATGTGTGCTTTGTCTATAGTCTCTCGAGCACCTTTAGTGGAACCTGCGCCAACGTCTCTTAGGTCATAACCATTAGCTTCTGCGATTGTGCGTAGGCGACGTGCGAAGTCACCAGCAGCAGCTGCAGACTCTGGGTCCATATTACTTGGGTCGGTTAAGTCACCATTGTCTTTAAAAAGACGTGTGGTTGCGCCAGCTGTTTCCCTGGCACCTCTAAGCATACCACCAGCACCTGTACCCTGTACGATACCAGCAGCTGCTCTGTCTGCGGCTTCGGCAATTTCAAATCCCTTTTTAGTACCTACAGTCTCACCAGCATACTCAACGGGATTTTGGATCATCTCAGTACCACCTTCCTTAAAGGAAGCTGTACCAGTGCGACCCAGTGCAGTTTTACCTGCAGTCTTCCCAAGTATAGATGTAGCTCCAATCTTTTCAGCTGTCGCCATAACCCCAGATGCTACAACTGCATAAGCTAGATCTTCTGGTGTGGGGTTCTTTCTACCGTCGTTCTCTGCTCTCTTCTCCGCTATTTGAGATATGTATGACAAGAAGTATGTTGGAGCGTTTAGATATGCCGCGACCATATCAGGTAAAGAGGTAACTGCCCCCTCACCCATGAACGCTAGTACATTACTAGCTGATGGGTCGTCTTTAACTTGCTCCCAAGAGACTGTAGGGCTGTAGTTAAGCTCCTTACGCTTGTCTTTGATGAACTTAGATGCGTTATCGAATTCATTTCCAGTAAAACCAAACGGGTTCTTTAACTTCTCTACCTCTGGGCTGTTTCCAACAAACTTAGCATTACCAATGTTTGACCAATCGATACCTAAAGGCTGCTTAGGATCACCAGGTAGAACCAATCTAGTGTCTTCTTTTCCTGTAAATGCGTCTAAAACAGTACCAGGAAGATCTATGAGCCCCTGACCAATACGCATCGCACTGTCAGTAATACCATCGAAGATATTGTTATTAGGCTGCTGCTGTTGCTGAGGGGCTTTGTAGGATCTTATAGCTTTTGCCAGTTTAGTTGCCGCTGCGGTATCACCAGCGGCATCAGCCGCTTGAAGTGCGCGTTTCAAGCGTTCTAAATCAGCCATAAGTTTTTCCTAAGTGTTAATATTCGACAGGATCTGGGTCGTACTTATCGACCAAGGCATCTATGGGGTCATCCACACTGCCACCGTAATCAGATGGCTTGATACCTTTCATGGCAGCAGCTTCTTTGGTAATGCCGTTGTCTCGAAGTTGTTTGAGGACTTCTAACTGAGGTTTTAACCAATCAATCCATTTCTGCTCAGTGTCAGTTATGTCAGGTGTAGGAGATAAGAAGAGTTTCATCTCACGATCTGAAATTGCGCCTTTCGTTTGGGCAATCTTAGCTAAAGCATAATCAACCTTGATCTCTTGAAGTTTAAGGCGCTTTGCAGCCAGTTTGGGGTCAGCTCCTAACCACTTGAAACCTTTATTGTCTATGAAAGCACCAACAGTACCAGCCCAAGGGCCAGTCAAATCATCTCGAGACTGAAGATCTTTCAAAAGACCTTCTAATGTATTGATCTGTGAGAAATCAGGTTGAGCCTCATCTTTCTTTTTGGCCTTCATTTTCATACGAGCGATACGCTCACGGAGAACTCTATCTTCTTCTGCCTTTGCTTGTGCATATTCAGCGTTGTATCGATCCATGTCCGCCTGGCGGTTGTAATCCATGACCTGACCAAATGAGTCAGTACCAGCTTTAAAAGCAGCTAAATTACCATTCGAAGCTGCACCAGCAATATTACCACCCATTCGGATCAATGCTTCGTTCATACCAATCCGGTTGTTAGGCATCTGAGGTATTCTCGCGGAGCCTCGAGCGTTACCCGTGGCACCATTCTGCATCGCCTGGGCCTGCATGATGGGGCTCATGTAGCCCTGCGGTACTGGTTGTCCGAAGTTATTAGTCAGGACACCTGGACCTTGGTTTGGATTGAAAAAGAAGTTCATTCTATCGTTCCCTTATGTCCACATCCCCATACCGCCGCCGAAGTTACCCATACCACCGGACGGATACATCATCGTGCTGGGTACACCGCCGCTACCAAATATATTCCCGCCCATTTGGTTACCAAAACCATAGCCAGCCATAGCTCCACCAACAGCAGCTGCACCTGGTGAAACATTGTTGACTCGATAATTGCCTTGACCTGGTGAACCTGAGGCTAAGAAAGAACCGTAGTCCTTCCCGAGGTCATACAAGTAGTTAGTTTGGTAGTCGAAATCAGCTCTGTCGGCGTTAAGGCGGCCCTGATCCCAGGCGTTCTGGTTGTTCCCAGCACTGAGACGGTTGTTAATGGCCGTACCGACCATGTTGTTACCCATGTTAAAGGTGTTACCGAGGTTATTATTGGCGTTAGTTGCACCAGCAAGAGAGCGTAACGACTGATCGAACTCAGTGTTCGACTGACGCAGACTTGCGTCTCTCAGGTTGTTGTAGACGTCAGAACTTACGTCAGCCAGACGATCACCATAGGCACGTTCTGCGATTGCTGAAGCTACACCTGCTCTACTGGAGTTAGCGTTTCCAGATCCTGATGCAGACATGTTAATACCAGGCAGTGTTTGCTCTTCGAGCCGACGTGTGTCGTCACGCATCATGGCTTTGACGATGGGGCTCATGTTGTCCTGGGCAAACTGGTCAGCCTTGGTCATCATGTCAGGTCGATTGACCATGCCTGAATAGGCGTCGAACAGGTTGTTTTGGTTGTCTACGAAACCACCAGTCCGATCCATAATACTCTGGCCAAGACTTTGGTTTTGATTACCGTATCCATAGAGGGCCTGGTTTGCATCGAGCTGCATTTTGTTAGGGTCTGCGTATGTCTCACCCTGGTAAGGACCAACGTCTCTGACATCTCTATAGTCTCGATTAACCTGATCAAGGTTATCTCTGACGTAAGGCATGGCTGCGTTCAGATACTGATTGTTCATCGCGTTTGCTTGGTTGATAGCTTTTGACTGCTGCTTCCCACCGAGATACGACAAACCTCCGCCAATGATGGCTGATCCAATTGCCGCTGTTGCTACCCATGCCATGCTTAGGTTTCCTTCTGTTCAAGAAAAGCATTCAGACCACTCAGGTCTGGCTCTTCGAGCCCCATTGCTTCGTAAGTTGGGCTGATGACCTCTTCCTCGACTTTGTCTAAGTCCTTTTCTTCGGTCTGTTTGGTTAAATGTACTGTCGTTAAGATGGTGTCCTCTTCGATGTAGAAGACACGCTTTGCACCAGCTGGAGAAACAAAGGTCAGAGGCCCAGTCAGACGCTGACGTCCACCGTTCTCTGACACCACCAGGATGGTACCTTTCATTAAGAAAGTCAGATGAGGCTTCTTGTGAAGCTTACCGACCACGACCATGCCCTTTGGCATAAATAACTGCCTAGCATAGGTCGAACACCCATAGTCATCGTCCGTGGGCGTAAAGAAATGCTCTAGTTCTGTTTTATCTGTCTCGTCCTTGATCTGGCCCTTTTCAACGCCATACATCATCATAGCTTCGAACTTCATGATAGAAGTCCTTAGCTCGAGATCCTGTTTTAAGATCATACCTGCACCCAAGCAGAACCGTTGTAGACCATCAGGCCTTGGGTTCCGTCCCCTAATGGGTCCCATGGAGACACGGCGTATCTCACCATACCCTTCTTCGGGTTGTCAGGGGGGTTGTCCAGGACCTGGATGGAACCCTCTATGACAGATCTTATGGTGTTCTCGATCTCCTGGAGTTCCTGATCAACATACAACCTGAGAGCCTCTGGAACGTCCGGAATAGATCCTCGAGAGTAACCTTGGATCGTGATGTCTGTGACTTTGTTGACCGCCATCGCTAACGTCTCCCAGTCGTTATGATGTCGAAGTCAAATCCATTGAGATCGAAGTCTTTCTCGGTAGAACTGGTGATCTTATAGCTCAGATATCTACCAGCTGATCTTGAGTCGATCTTATACTCGGTACCGCTATCGAAGTTGTATGTAGAACCATAGTTTGGCGTGGAATTCGGCAGATCGGCAGCACCCATGGTGACATCGAAGGTCTTATCTGTGGCCACAGTGGAGAACTGAGGCATCATCTTTCGGATGTTCTTGTAGCCAGAGAGAGGTACCTGGAGTTCATCCAGGTCTATACCGATACGCTCTAGAAACACTGGTTGTGTAGCCACAGTGTTCAGTGGTTTCGAGACAGTCGAATATTCATCGATACCATCTAACGCATAGAGCTTGTGATCACTTATGCCCTCTGATGCCATCGAGCGTCCAAACATAAGAGTATGTCGGTTGTACCCTGATACCTGGGATGCGTAAGTTCCACCAGCTGTACCGTAAGTTAGGCTTGAGTTCGCATAGGTTGAGCTTGTGCTTACGTTGGCCGTGGACCCACTGACGACATTTGGAAGGTCTATGAACGTCCAGGTGTTACTCGGTATGTTGAAGACCGCTGCCCGGTTACACCCGTCTTCTTCGGTGAAGACTGACATGTCATCGCCAGACCTGTAGCAGAAATAGACGTCATCTCTAGATTGGTCGTACTGAACAAAGCACATCTCTTTTGTGCTGTTGTCTATGCCTGCAAAGATGTAATCCCTGACACGCCCGTCAGCTATAGACTGCTTCGAGAGGCCATCAGTGACATAGATGTCGTCATTATCGAAGACATAATGCTTACCGTTCACCTCAGCGATACAGTTCTGACTGATGACACCAGCGTCATCGAACCGCTTACGGAAGTTGAATATGAATGTTCCACCTACGAAATCCATCGACCACACCTGGTCTGACGAATAGATCAGGAAGTTGTTACCGAGGGTGGCACCATCGATGATAGGGGTGGTCATCTGAACCAGGTCGTTGAAACCTGCAGACTTGGTTGTGTCTGTAGCATCCCAGCTGCCTGGAGGGTTGTTAGCTAAGGCTATATCTGAGAAACGAACACGGGTTGGATATGACGTACTACTCTCTGTCATGTCCATTGCGATCAGGAAGTCACCGAATGACCTTAGAGATGCTGCACGCCATCCTGAGTCCCAGTTTGGTAACGCAGTGAATGCACTGTCTGCTGGTTTCCTGTGGTATGGAACCGAGTCTGCCCGGTTCAAGTAGGTGACGTTTGCAAGCTGAGACCCAGTGACAGGGGTATCAGACGCAGATAACGCCGAGTTAAGTACCTGTGTAGTGGTCCCGTTGACGTACTCATAGATGTCGAAGTCGTCAGTAATCAGATAGATCTGGTCAAAACCACCAGCGTTGAACGTACTGTAGATATGCCGTGGTGTGTACGAGAAGTCATTGACATCACGGAAGCCTGGAGCACGTCTGATGGCTCCCTGGTCAAACCTGACGTTCTTTGCCCTAGTGAATGCATTAAGAGGCAGGGTAAATGGGTCTTTATCAGTTATTACGCCTACGGCCCCGAGATCTCGGATAGGGACGTTAGGCATACATTTGGTTCCTAAAGATCAATTACCAATGGCGATATACAATGTGGTTGGGATGGTACTGCTGGTTAATGTTGTAAACCCGGATCTATCACGATCCCAACTTGAAAAGTACCTGGAATCAACACCCGCCGCATACCTGTCACCTATTTGAGTTATCACGGCAAAACAGTTGTTTGGAAAAGGGTCAGCGGTACCAGAAGAGTCTTTGAAGGTGACGGTACGCTCTGCAATAGACCCAGTTTGTACATCGACCCCCCATTTAATAATTAGACCGTTTGATAACTCTATAGATCCATATGTGTCATTGGCATTATTCAAGCCAGATGACGTATCATAGTCATAACTCGTTACAGTCAGTGCACTAGAAGCAGCTGAAGCTATCGCTGTGATGTGACCAAAGTCATCTAGAGTTATACCCTGGATAAAGGTGTTACCACTGTTACTTACAGATGCTTGAGATGACGTGTCAGCGTGACTGATAGTACGGTTAGCCGCTAGAGTACCACCACCAGTTAAACCAGTGCCTGCGCTGATGGTGACACTTGTCTCTACCTTATCATCTAATTGTGTCTGGAGACTGCTGGTTACACCCGATGAGTAATTAAGCTCTGCTGCAGTTGCCGTGACATCCCCGAGCTTGGTTAGGTCGGCTGTGGTGACGTCCGCACCATCAAGCTTGTTTATCTCGGCAGCTGTAGCGGTCACTGCTGCACTGATGTTCGGGAAGGTGTTCTTTATGGTGGACTTCAGCAGGCGCAGGTGATCGTCTGCCTGCGATAGGCCATCTGTTGCCGCTGGATTACTTGTGTTCAATCCATCGACATACGTAGCTGACTCCAATGCCATGTCGGTTGGTTCCTTATGTGTGAGGGGGACCGCTTTTGTAGCGTCGGGTCCCTACTTTTGTGGGGCTGGGGGTCTGCCTTGAGAGGTCTAACAACAACAACAACAACGACAACCCTTTAACCCCATTTTGAAATCTATTGATCTAAAGAGGTACCTGGGGGTCAAATCTTCGAGGATGGTACCTAATTCCTGGTCAGCGTATAGGGGAGCTGGTGTAAACCATTGATAAACCTAGCTTTCCTGGGTCAACGGATACACTATCCGATGACCAATGACCTACCTGATCCAAGACATTAGGAGACATTAGGCGATCCTTGTCTGGAGAGGCCTTCAGTCTTTTAATTGCAAATCGGGACCTAGACCACCTAAGCTCCACCTAAGTCCCACCTAAGCTCCACCTAAGTCGAACCTCAGTCCAACCTCAGCCCCACCTCAGATCATCTTCAGCAGCACCAGGACCGCAGCGATCATAAGATCCAGCAGTAGGCTCATGGTACTTAGGTCCTGTTCTTTAGAGCATCGCAGGTGACCGTCCTGCGTCCTGGGCTGGGAGGATACCCTGGACGTCCTAGGCTCGGTCACCTGCTACCTGGTGATCGTCGGGAGGTTACGACACCGAGTATTCTTCATTAGGGGGTCGGTTAGTACCTGAGGGTCTTACGCTTATTAGTATGCTCTAGTGATTCGTCAGTAGTACCAGGTGGACCCGGGTCTACTGGAACGCATAAGGTACATATAGTGAACTAAAGGTGAAACTTGGGCAACGGATACACTAAACACAACGTACATGTGGATTTTCATCAGATGAATTGATACTCTGAATTCGTGTGTCTGTTTGGATGCATGGGGATGGACCAGGTAGCAGACCATAATTCACATTTGGTCGCCCCTGGTCCGTCTTGACTTACTCAGGGTGAACTGAGGTTTATACTAGCTATTTAAGAAAATGAGATAGTATGAGTCAACTACACCTCAGTTACTCACACTGTCTCCTACCAGTCTGTGGGTCATAGTAGCAAGCACCACCAACGTCACCCTGGTCATTCTCAGTAACTGGAGTTACCCCAACGTCATCCATAGGCTCCTCTGCCACGTCTTCTGAGGTAGAGGCATTGAGTATGCCATATCGTTTACCAGATGCTCGGAACGTCGTGCAGCCTGAGGCACCACCTTCGTAGGCGTCCATGTAGACCTGCTTGAAGTCTTCCCAGCCAACGTCATCACCTACGTTACATGTCTTACTACAAGCACTGTCGACGTACTCTGAGGCCACGTTGAGCACCTTCACATGATCGAACACCGAGAGTTCGTTGGCAGTCTTACCTTTGATGCCCCACTCTCGATATGCATAGTCCTCCACCCGTTCCTCTCGAGGACCATCGAAGGTCTGGATGATACGATCATAATAATGACTGAACACAGGCTCGATGCCAGAGCTCACGTTGTCAGCTGACAGACTGATGGTTCCGGTTGGTGCAACAGACAACAGGTGACTATTGCGTATGCCGTTCCGTCTTATGTCTTCCCGGATGTCCTTCGGTAAGGTCTTACAGAATTCACTCTCGAGCATCAGCTCGTCATATAGTGGGAATGGTCCCTTCTCTACCGCCAGGTCTACTGATGCACGATAGCAACCATCACGTATGATCTGCATGATCATCCTAAAGTTATTCAGGAAACCTGCCGACCCATATGGATGTCCCATTGCCTCGAGTGCATTAGCTACACCAGTCACACCCAGTCCCATCCTGCGCTTACTCTTAGCTTCGAGAGCTTGTTCCTCGAGTGGGTAGGTTGCTCGATCTACGACGTTATCCATAGCTCGAACTACATGCCTGATGTCTTCACCAAGCTGTACATAGTCGAAGTGACCTGGGTCATCCTTACTGATGCTTGGGCCTCTAACGTACTTCACCAGGTTGAATGACCCGAGTAGGCAGGCGCCGTTCGGTGGCAAAGGCTGCTCACCACATGGGTTAGTTGCTGCGATGGTCTCACAGTACCAAAGGTTATTCTTCTTGTTGATGCGATCAATGAATAGGATACCAGGTTCAGCCCAGTCCCATGTCGACCTCATGATCTGATCCCATAGGGCTCGAGCGTCTACTGTCTTATAGACTTTGTCTTCGAACACCAGGTCGAAGTCACTACCAGTCTTCACTGCCTGCATGAACTTATCGGTGACACCGACACTGATGTTAAACCCGGTCAGCTCAGTGCTATTGTTCTTCGCAGTGACGAACTCTTCGATGTCTGGATGATCCACCCGCAGAACACCCATCTGGGCGCCTCTCCGGTGACCAGCAGACGCTATAGTCTGACAAACAGCATCGAAGATACCCATGAAGCTGATAGGGCCTGAGGACTTGCTTTCCAGCGATTTAATGAGGGAGCCTCGAGGGCGTAGTGTACTGAAGTCATACCCAATACCACCGCCCAGCTGCATGGTTCGTGCTGCTTGTTTAGCTGCATCCATGATGCCTGACATACTGTCATCGATGGTTCTCGACACGAAGCAGTTGTATGGTGTGACCTTACGTGGAGAACCCATGGCCGACTGTACTCGACCAGCTGGTAAGAACCTTTGGTTATACAGGATCTCTTTGAATGCTCGGTAGTGTGGTTCACTGTCTTTCAATGCATCCGCTACCCGAGCCATAGCCTGCTTGAAGCTCTCCCCGTCTCCACGGTACTTCATGGCGTGGATCTCTTCAGAGATACGGATCGTCGGCCCGTAATGGCCAGCTGAGTTACTAAACATCATTCGGTTCTTTTCCTTTTAATAGATTGATCCGCATCTCGCAGTAGCGAATTGCTTTTTGGAGGTCGGTGATTTCAGATTGTGTCCAGTCCTGGCCCTCGTACTGCTTGAGGCCAGCACGACTGACGTACTTGATGATGTTGCCGCGCCAGAATTCCATACCGTTTTGCATGATGAAAACGATCGGTTCGACGGCCCACCTGGTGTAATGCGATGGACGCACCACGATATTGTCCTGGTGGTCTTTCTTATTAGGCATGACCAGGCTCCCAGAGCTTCACAGAGCCTGCCTCAGCATCCCAGTCCTGGTATCTTAAGATCCGAGCTAGACGTGCCTGCTGAACCGCATGGTCAGCACCCAGCTTCTGCTTCTGGTAGGCGTTGACTACCGTGTTCCAGGTTGGTGATTTATCCAGGAGCTTCTCAGCAGTCTTGGCGCCAACTGTAGGACAACCAGCGTACCCATCAGTCACATCACCAGTCAGCGTCTGAGTGTAGAACCACTTGTCAGCATCAGCTTGGCTGATAGTGACCAGCTCTTCACTCATAGGACGATAAAGCTTGCCTGGGACTGACCTAAGATCCTTGTCGTCAGATACCATGATGGTCTTATGACCAGGCGCCGTGCTGATGATGCCTAATAGGTCGTCAGCCTCGAGCAGTGGTTCTCTGAACCACCAATAGGTATCTTCGATCCACTTGAGGAATTCAGCGTACCCAACTGGCTTCCTGAGCTTCTTACGTCCACCCTTGTAGCTTGGGTCGATAGCCTTTCTAAAGTTACCACTGTCAGAAAGACAGACGACGTAAGTGTCTACTCGGAGATGATCGCAGGTGTTCTTTATGAACTCCTCGAAGATCTCTTTAGCTTGCCTTAGGTCGGTCGCCAGGGACCATACATCGTCGCCCCAGTCGATCTCTTCCTCGGCTGCGGCACAAGCTCGATAGGCATACAAGTCACCGTCAATTAACAGGACTGTACTCTCCTCTGGCTTGGGCAAGTACTTGCTGAAGGATGGCATCCAGCTCTCCTTTGGTTTCCATTCCGATTTCTGTAATGAGCCATTTGTTCCCCCAGACATCCTCGCCACAATTGGTCGAGATAAGGCCTTCTGATGCCGCTATAGCGACATAGAAAGCACCCTGACGTGCGAACTGGCTTGAGGTTGTAAAGGGGTTACGCCAAGCTCGATCTAAGACGATGTAGAGCGTGACGATTGCCTCTAATTGTTCCGTGATTTCAGTGGGTGTCAGCCCAAGTTCGTGCCACGGAATATTCTGAGGTAATGGGGATTTTAACTTTGAAATGGCGGCCTGCTTCTTGCGCCATTCGTCGAGAGATATGACCGACATTCTCAGCGATCTCCTGGGTGCGACAGGCAACCTGGATCTCGTCATGTATCCAACCAACGATGTATGCGTCGTCAGGAAACTGCCTGCGGATTTCGTGATAGGCCAGCTGCACCCATTTGGAGCAAATGATTGCTCCGCAAGATTGCAGGAGTTGCGAGAGCAACTTGTGTTCTGACCTTATGAACAGTTTCCGACCGTCGAGACCAATAAGATGACCTCGAGCTTTGTGTGCTGCCTTCAGTCTCTTTAGAAGAAGACCAAAGGCTGGGATGTTTTTGTTGAAGTTCTCCTTGAGCTGTTTTCCAAGCTTCACACCACCACCAGCAATCTTACCAATCAGCTGATCACCACCACCGTACATGGTGGCATAAATAAAGGTCTTTGCTTGGTCCCTGGTGTCCAACCCAGCAGCTTTCTGATTGTGGGTATGGATGTCACCATCGAGGATCTGTTGTGCATACTCGCCACCATCGTTGAGGTAATGAGCAAGACATCGAAGCTCGAGACCACTGAGGTCACTACCAGTGAGGAACCAACCGTCAGGCACTGTGAATAGCTCACGGCACTCACGTCCATGAGGCAGGGTTGTCTTTGGCACCTGAGCTAGGTTTGGAGACCTATGAGCTGAACGCCCACTTACGGTCCCATTTACCACTATCTGATGCCTGAGCTTTCCATCGTCACCTACCTTCTTGAGCCAAGCTTGAGGACCCTCAGCAAGCTGACCGATGCGCTTCTCAATTAAGAAATATTCAGCAAGCTTCTGTGCTTCAGGATAATGCAGCTGACTAAGAATGGTCTCATCAATCTGAGCGTGGCCAGTGCCTGTGAACTTCTTAGGCTTCCAGGCGTACTTCTGTCTAAGACAGAATTCGATGTGACGACGTGAGCTCGGGTTGAACTCGATCTCTTTACGTTTGGTAAATGGCTCACCCTTCACATAGCCAAGCTTGGAGTTATTCACCTTTGGTATGAATTCCTCGGTGACTTCCCAAGGTGGAAACAGCTCATCAAGGCCAATCTTTAGATCCTCTCTTTTCTGAGCAAGTAATGCATATAGATCGATTGCCTTACTTTTATCGAAGGTCCATCCATTGTTACCTATTGCATTACATATCTGAGCCATAGACATCGAGAGTTCGATGGACTGATCAGAGAAACCTAAAGACATACAGTGCTCGTAAAGAGCCTTGGTTACCTGAGTATCCTGGACACAGTAGTCCAACATCTCCTGGCTGAAGTTCTCCCAACCACCGTCGTAATCACCTTTGAAGTTACCTAAGCGCAGGCCCCATGCCTTGAGGCTATGGGAACCTGTAAGACGCTTAGGAAAGCTTTCTGGGTCCTTTGCATGGGCTATACTGTCCTTCTCTCCAAGGTTAGCCTCGACCAACCTTGAGAGGACGATTGTGTCCGTGACTTTGCCAAGTAGCTTAAAGCCAGGGTACACCTTCTGGAGCGCAGGGATGTCATAGTCGATGATGTTATGACCAATGACTTCCTCAGCATTCATCAGCGTGAACATTGCAGCCTTGATCTCGTCGGGGCCGTAAGTTTGCACCTCGTCGGTCTCGACGTGTCTTAGGACGACACAATGTATCTTACTGATGGTATCGAGGAGCCCGTCGCTCTCTAAGTCGAAGACCCAGCGGGTCACTTGGGATCTCCAAACTCGTACTCAGTGAGTTTGTCTTTCTCAGATTTAATGTGGTCTTCAATGAAGTCATAGACTGACTGAAGGTCCATATTTGCAGCTGCACAATATAAGACGAGCTTTAACCCTTCTTCTGCCAGTATTCGGCGACATTTTGAATACATGTAAAACTGGTAGGTTGCACTACCATCTGGATATTCTTTGAGTGTCTCTACACCAATGATATTAGGTTTACTCATCTATTGTCGCCTGAGCCGTTCAACTTGTTTGCCATTTGGCGAAGCCTAAGCTTCTCCAGGTTCATATGAGCCAGCTCATTGAGACTGACACCTAGATCTCGAGACAGTGCAGCGACGTACCAAAGAACGTCACCGAGCTCATACAGGATCTCAGCTCTCTGTCTGTCGTGAAGCTCTTCGTTACCATCGAACTTGATGTTCTCATCTCGGATGAGCTTCTTGATTTTGTCTGCAACCTCACCAGCTTCACTAGCTAAACCAAGAGCTGGATAGATGATCTTCCATTTGTAAATCATCGTTGCAGCAGCATCAGCCTGATATTCATTCATGGATAAAACTTGAGTGTATCTTTCAGATGCCATGAGTTCTCTCCTTTTTAACTCTTTCACGTTCAAGATCTCTTCGACGAAGTAAGACTTTGGATTGTCGGTAGACTCTGACTGAGCAGCTAAGGAGACGGCAGATCTCATCTCTAAGCTTGCCTTCCTGCATCAGTCTTTCGACATCCTCAAAGATGTCCTCAGCAAACACAGGAACCTTCACACCCTTGGCATAGACACTGACTGTGCCATCGATCTTTCGATTGATCGTTGGATAGACCAAGGTGAACTGGATCTTGTCTTTAGCTCGACTGTTGACGATCACCTGGCGCCCAGCTGCTTCGTTCCTCTCAGTCAAGTCATCAATGACTGACCACAAGTTCGGAAACGCTGAGTACTCCTGGATCTTTCCTTGGAGCTCTAGCTTGTAAATCACTCTGCTCTCCCTTTTAAAACGGACAATCTGTATTGAGGTAATTGATGTAATCGGTCTCGGTCAGTCGTCCTGTTTCGAGGCTGTACTTGAGCACTCCAGCTGCACCGACTTCACCCGTGTGACGGTTCTTGAGGACCACCAGGTTTCTAAGACCGGAGGTGGGTTCGTCAGGATCGACCTGGATGCCAATGCAGGTGTCAGCTAACTGAGCGATGGCATGAGAACCTCGAAGCTGACTGAGGCTGACCTGAGCCCCACCTTCATGGCCTTTGTCGCCCTGTGGTCGTCTTAGGTGTGACACCAGGATCAAGCAGATGTTTAAAGCTTGAACCTCGACCCGGAGCCTCGTCATGATTTCATCGACCAGGCGACGCTCGTCGTTCACTCCACCAGTGAGACCGGAGATTAAGATCGAGACGTGATCCAGGCATATCACCTGGCAACCAAGTGCTTTGTTCATGTAGCGAATTCGGTTGATGATGATGTCCAGATCTGTCGAACCAAAGTGATCGAACAGATAGAATTCACCCGCCTTCCGCATGTCATCGAAGGCTGACACGATGTCGTCCTCAGATGCTACATCCTGGTCGACAATGATGTTCTTATTCATATGAAGGCCAACCAGGCCTTGAGCTGTACGCTTGGTACTCTCCTCGAGCATCATCATTCCGATTGGAAAACCGGACTGCTGGATGTGATACATCAGCTCTCGAACAAAGGTGGATTTGCCGACCCCCGAGCCAGCGGCAATGGTGACCAGCGATCCAAGCCTAAGCCCCTTGGTAATATCGTTAAGCTTGGAGTATGGATAGCTAATGGGAGAGACAGCGTCCCCCACACCAATGACCTCTCGGAGATCGGCAGCTGCCACGATACCATCAGGTCGATAGTCTCGAGCCTGGTGTATCGCTTGAATGACAGTGTGTGCATCCCCAGCAAGGAGTGCCTCGTTGGCGTCCTTGTGCTCTCCGAGATTTGCAATCTTACATAAGCCGATCGGTAGTGCCTCAGCACATTCGATGGCCGCTTCTCTTCCTGGTTCGTCATTGTCGAACATGAGCACGACAGTTTCGAAACCAGTGACATAATCATAATTAGATAAGAGCGCACGTTTTGCAGACTGTGCGCCGTTGGGCAGACTGACCGTGGGCCACTTATGGTTCTGCATCTGGCTGACCGACATCGCATCGATCTCACCTTCGCAGATGACCAGGATCTTACCCTTTGACCACAAATGTGATCCAAACAGTGTCATGTTCTTCGCGTCGCCGACGATCGAGAACTTCTTATCTTTAGTTCGAACCTTCTGGGCTACTGGCCTACCCTTTTTGTCTCGGTAGGTCGCAAGTTGCACCGTTTTGCCACCCATAGAACCAACGGTGTAGCCAAACTTTCGGCAGGTCTCTTCAGTAAGCTTTCGCGCTCGAAGCGCCTGGAAGGTTCCATCGATGAGGTGGGTGTTTACTGGACGCTCTGGAGTGAACGTGGGCTTCTCGCCGTCACCACCAGTCCAGGTCCCGCAGCCAAAACAATATACATGGCCGTCGTCATATAACGCACCGTTATCGCGAGACCCGCAGTCATCACATGGTACGTGCTGAACAAACTGACTCTCAGTTGTTTCCTGCATGTAGTTTCTCTCCCAAATAAAAAAGGGGCCGACCGAAGCCGACCCCTTTGCTCTCCTTTTGTAAGAAAAGTGTCTAAATACGTTTTCTCTTTTATTTATTAGGGAATTCGCATTTGGACGCCTCTTTGGCTTCCTCAAGCCAATCATCAGGTATCAGCTTTGCAGCGTACCTGAACCCGTGCTTGTCACAGTACATCGCATATGTTGTGGGAGATCCCTTGTACAAACGAGCGTTCTGATTTGAGAAGACGAAGCGGATGTCGAGGTCAGGACACTGTTGTTTGACAAGGATGTGTTTTGCACGGTCCTGGACGGTCCAGATGCCCTTGGTCTCGACAAAGAAAAAGCCCCCTGGCTTAGGGAGCTTGAAGTCAGGCGTGTACTTAGCCTGACGAGATGGGATGACGTAATGGATCTTGTCAGTCTCATAGAGCAACTCGATCCCCGCGTTTACGATTTGGTCACTGATCTTCTTTTCTAAGCCAGACCTATAACCAAGACGGAACGCAGCCTTAGAAGTCCTCAAAGTTGTCTTCTAAGTTACTCCCACCGAAGTCGTTCGAAGATGAACCAACTTCGAAGCCCTCTACGCTATCAAAGTCACCAGCACCATCACCCATTCCACTGGATACAGGGTTAATGACCTGGATCGCAGCCAAGCGAAGACTGATGCCTTTCTTCGCGCCGTTAACGTAAGAATCAACCTGACCTGATGCTCGAAGCTCAGAGCCACTAAACATGTTAGGTACCTGATCCAGTGGGATCGGGTTGCCCTTAGCGTCATAGTATTTAGGTTGATACTTAGACTGGATCTTGAACGCATATTCACCAGTCTCTTCGTCGATCTTAAACGGCACATGGACTTTGTCTTTTGCACCGAAGTTCTCAGCCTTGGCCTGATCCAGTAGATCAGTCATATGCTTTGCATCCGATGGGCTCAAACGTAGTTCGACTTTGTACTTACCATCAGGGTCGAATGCCGTATCCGGCCTGCCAGGTTGTAACCACGGATACTGGGCAGTTCCCGAAGGGGTAACGAACTTAATCTTATTCATGTCGAATAGTCTCCTTGATAGTTTCCGACGTGAAACTCGAACAGAGCTTCTAAGGGGGTCGGTTAGTAACTACCGATCTTCACAATCATCTTTGAAGATATCGATCACTAGTTCGATCTTATGACCAAGGAATTCTATGTCTTCTGCCTTCGATTCGTCTCTCAACGCAAAAGCTTCAGCAATGGTCTCGCATATACCAATACAATCCCACGTATAATCACCGTCTGTGACATAAATGTACCCATACACCGCATAATAAGGTGACATATCTCTCTCCAATTTTAGCTAAAGCAATACTCACTATCGAGGACTGATCGAACGTCCAGGTTGCCTTTCTCAGGTACTGGTTTGAGCTCCATAGCTGGATCTTCCAGTCTGTTCCGACAGTCACGCTCGAAGGCAGATAGGACACAATGATCCTCGTACATGTTCACCAGGGCGTGACGGATACAATGGTAGAACGTCCAGGTGTCAGCTGCTGAGGTACCGAAGGCGTCATGGATACAGAAGAAGTCTTTTATACCGTTCTCGAGGCCCAGGACGATCGACAACTGCATGTGTGCACTGTCCCAGCTATGGACGACGTTAGGTGCAATCCCAGCCCTCGACTTCCTGGTGTCAGTCCTCTGACCTACGCCATGCAAAGAGAACCTGGTCTCCTTAGGCATCTTGGCCTCACGGTCATACAGAAAGATCCTCACCCGTTTGACGTCAGGCTTGGTGTACCTCTGGATAGCCGGGAAATAGCTAGGTGTTCTCCACCGGACAGACTTACCTTCTCGAGCCAGTGCATCAGCATATGACTGTAAGAATTCCATACCTTGGGCCACCGAGGAGATGACCTTCTGGACCGCCTGGTAGGTGAACTTAGCAAGGAACCTAGCGTAGTGCTCTTGCTGCCTAGGATCACCAAAAGGATGCTCAGAGATCTTATTGTAGTTCACGTCCCGCTGTAGCGGTTGCATGAGGTCTTCGATAATCTGATCGCCAAACCCACGCTCGACGCTAGAGTAGCCGTAAGTCATGACGTTCCGTTTCACGGTGGACCTGGTGATACCGAAGTCCAGCCAGAGTTGAGCGTCATCGGTTCCATCTTCAGTAAGGTCTTCGATGACCTGGTCTGCTACGTTCTGGTAGACATCCTGGCACTCATCTGAGGGTACCAGGTTGACCATGTGCCCGTCCTTTTCAGACCGGAGAGCCATGGCGTAGTGCTGGACACCTGAGTTCGTACCATCGAGACTGATGGGTAGGTGGTACTGCTTGTCATCATCGAAGTATGCGAATATCGCTGCAAGGAACTGGAACGGCTTGTCAGCCTTAGTCCAGAGATCTGTGGTGGTCTCAGGGCTCTTGTAGATCTCCATGAGCCAGTCTTCATTGTCACTGACCCACTGAATTCTATCCTCGAGGCTTGCTTTGGATATCTTATCGAAGTCTCCAACATTAGCTAAATGGATAGACAACCATCCAAGATCCTCTTCGCCAATCTCTTTACCATTAGCGAACTCGAAGAGAGCTTTGATGTGATCGTCTCGGTGGTAAGAGAAGCTTGAAGTCGGGTACATCCGGCCACGGAAGTCATAAGACCAACCAATGTAAAACCTGTCTACTTCTGCCATCTTCTTGGCGGTTCGAAGGTCATCGTTCATGACAACCAGGTTAGCTACACTCTCCCGCCTCTTGATATGCCAGTCCTTCTGGTCCCGCTTCAGCTGCCTCTGGGTCTTCTCAGGTAGCTCTTCGAAGTTCTCTGGGAGCTTAGGGAATGCAGGTGGCTCTAACTCAGGGAACTTACCAAACCTAAGCTTCTCTTGAGCGCAGTAGTCTAAGACATCAAGAACCCGTTTGTTGATGCGTAGAGGGGTAGCCTGCAGCGCATTCAGAGCCCTGACGTACAATGGCTCTCCGTGCTTCTCAAAGTCCCTCTCGATGGCCTTCTTCTGCTCTGCAGTGGACTTGCGAACTAGAGGAACTAGAGCTGATAGAGTTGGGTCTTGGTAGACACCAGTCTCAAACCCGGTCCATGGCTTAGGTGGTACCACTAAAGGTCCAAACATTGGTTCGGTCCAGGATGCATCGAATAGACGATGCTTTAAGAGTTCTTCAGCCTCTTTAGTTAGACCTAACGTTCTATGGGTCTTTAGGTTCTCTTCGACGATTACCACCTCAAATAAATCAGAGACCTCTAGGATAGCTGACAGTATTGGAGATGCTGCTTTGACCTTGTCTTTCCGTCCCCACTTCGAGAACTGAAAGCCAGCCTTAGATGCTATGATCCTAGCTGCCTTCATTCTGTAGCGTTCACTAGAGTGATCCTTAGTCACCTGGTTCACCAGGCGCTTAAAGAGACTACTGTCATACTCCTCAAGATCATCAGCCCATACCTCAAGCTCCACCCTGGAACCAATCATGGAAAGACATCCAGCCAAGGAGTTATGCTTCAGGACGTTCTCGTAACATGAGTTCAGACCGATGTAGGCTAGGGTATCTGTACTTAACCCAATGAGCATGTCGTACCACTCAGACTTTCGGCCTCTGCCACAGTCAAACCTCTGTTCGTCTTCTTTTAGGTATTTAGCGATGGTGGACGAAACTCTTGGCAGAGCTTCAGTTATGAGCTTGTGGGGAACTTGTCGTTGAGCTGGAGATAGTTTCTCCTGGCGTCTTTCGTATCTCTGATGACCTCTCTGGATCATATCTTGCTCGAGTGACGTTTGAAGGTCCTCATGCAATTTCATAAGTATCTCCCAAGTTGTGTTCTAAGGGGGTCGGTTAGTGGTCGCACCTAAAATGGTAAGAAAAAGGGGTCTCTAGGACCCCATGAGCTTGGCTATTTCCACCCGCGTTTCTGGTGTCTGGTGGACGTACTTGGCCGTCGTCTGGAGACTTCGATGTCCTAGCTGTTGAGCTACAGTGATTGTTGGTAACTTCAGCTCGTTTGCCATCTTAGTGGCTGCAGTATGACGAAGTACGTGAAAGACGAATTCCTTGTCATTCTTGGCAATCCGATAGCGAGCCTCAGTCCAGGCATTGTAGAACCTGCGGTGGCTGTAGTGCTCTGATGGGTTGAACTCGAGAGCCTTGATAGCTTCGAAGGTCCTACCAGCGCAGACGACGTCACGATCATCACCATTCTTAGTGTTCGTCAGGTGGACTATGCACATGTCACCTTTGACCTCGACCATGTCTGGGGTGATCGACAGGATCTCTCCGTGGCGCATACCAGTGTTAACTGCGATGGTGCACATGTGGCGCATCCACCAGTAACTGCCGCCTTTGTAGTCGCGCAGGAAAGCATCGAGCTTCGAGAGCTCATCCTCTGACATGTAGCGGACACGATTGGTTCGAACCTTAGCGAACTTGATCTTTGGAAGTCTGTCGATCTCCTCCAGGTCGAGCGCATGTTTCAGGATGGCGCTAATAGCAGCCTTGTAGTGATTGACTGTGTTCTCTGAGAGGCCCTGGTCCTTCAGGTGGATACTGAAGGCCTGGATGTCGCGAGCGTTGACATCGGTAATGTCTTTGAAACCAACGCCCTCGTATTCAGCGAAACGGTGCATCTTGGCGGTGCTCTCAGCCAGGTGCTTGCCGCTCCAAATATGGGGACCCTCTGTGTTCACAAAATCGATGAAGTTCATGATTGTTCTCCCAAACAAATCTTAGTAACCGAGGCCATGTGCAAGCAGCATCAGAAAGTACAGCGAAGCGAATATACTGAGGACACCAAAGATGTCCCCAGCCCAGTTCATGATGCGTCTGTTGCGCTTAGTCTTCATGGCGACACCTCAATCTTGAGGTCAGCGATAGCCATGTCTGTCAATATATCTAACTGGATAGCGTCTAACTCTTGTCCGCTCAAAATATCAGCGATGTCTCTGATGTGCTCACGGTCAACCTTGTGTCCAACATTAAGTGAGCAAGCTACCGAGAGCCTAATACTTTTCATCAAGCTTTTGCTAAATTTAGCCATCTTTCAGTCTCCTCAAAGATAACTAGCGACAGTGTCGGATAATGCGTCTGGGTTACCGCCAGCACGGATGTATTCCGCAGCTCTGGAAAGCTCACCACGCTCGAAACGCTCCCAAGCTTCTGAGCCATAAACAGGATCAATAGCTCTCCAGTGGTTTATGTTAAGAGAGCCACCGTCATCCAAATGAGCATCTATGCGACGTATCATACGATCAACGCGCTCTTTGCATTCATCGTGTGAAAACTTCGATGAGGGTAGACCCCAGTAATGCTCGTAGCGACGCCCGTCTGTCAGTTCTGCAGTGACCCGATAATAGGTGCCGACGTGGTCGCCTGGGCTTTCCGCATCAGGGTTAAGGTATTCGAACAGGTAATCCGACCTGTAAACTCGAGTTACTGTCGCTTTATCAACATTAGTCATCTTTCAGTCTCCTTTAGTTAGGGACTGACGTACTCTCCGATGACATCTGTAGAGTTTTACTAAGTGGTGCCCAGGGGCGGATTCGAACCACCGACACGCGGATTTTCAGTCCGCTGCTCTACCAACGCATTCTGAGAAACGTCGTCCGTGTCTCTAAAATAATCAACGGACGCACGATATGCAAGCCTTATGTATAAGGTGGTCGGTTAGTCAAACCAGGAGCAAAAAACACCGATCCACTCTGACGTGAACCGATGTTTTAATGGGGCTGTTGATTACCTAATTTTATAGATGATTACAGCCAGGAGTCCGATGGTGATCAACTCTGGGATCGACACCGGAAATCCAGCTATGACAGACACAAGATCACCTTCCTTTCTAATGCTTACTTGAAGTAACGAGAAACCCTAAAACCAGGGCAGGCCTTCCTGTCATAATCATTATGACCAGAGGTTTTCTTGATGGTTGCGTAGTTCTCCTTCAGCTGGCTCACCAGGTCCTGGAGTGATGCCATCTGTTGCGGAGTGAAGTGCTTGAGGAAACCATCGTCTTCTGATGATCCATATCCACCGAACAGAGCTATACCGACAGTGTTCTTATTGTGGCCTCTGCAGTGAGCACCATCGCGTTCCATTGGTCGACCTGGTGTTATCGAACCGTCTCTGTCGATCGTGTAGTGGTAACCGATGTCTGACCATTTGCGTTCCTCGACGTGCCACCGACGAACTTCCTCAGTCTTTGCTTTGGCAGGTAGCCCTTCCCACCAGTCAGGCCTGGTGTCGGTACAATGGATGATGATCTCGTCGACTGGACGCATGTGGTGCTTTCCTTATTGTTTGGGGTGGTTGTTCATAATTAAACCGTCATGGTCTCTGTTGATGAACTTGAGTTCAGTCTCTAGAAGAGCCACACGTTGTTTCAGCTCGGTGATCGCACCGATGGACATACTCAGCCCTTCGATGTCATCCCATACGTCCTCGAGCTCGTCTTTGTTCTCAGCGACGTCTCTTCGAAGGTTCACATTGTCTTCTATGGCCATCTTCGAACCGAGTTGACTGACAGTCTCCTCGAGACTGGATATCGTCGCTGCTTGTTGTGAAACCCACCAGACACCCCCCGCCAGCTGAATGGCCATACCAGCGACGAGAGCTATTGGTAACTTGAGGTTTTCCATTACTTCTTGCCTCCGCCAAAGAACCTGGTCGCACTTCGAACACCAAAGGATGCCGCAACGATCACGCCTAATGTGTACTGGTACCAGCTGGGCATAGCTTCGAGGGCTAGGAACCCTTGCTCAGTCACCTGACGCCCCCAGTCACCGCAGAAACTTAGGATCAGTGGTATCGAGAAGAGGATGGTGAGCCACTCATCCTTCCAGGAGTTCTGAGAACCCTTGGCCATCAGTCTTTCCCAGTCTGCTTCACTGGTTGCTGCAGATTTCATGATGGTGGCTTTGGCCTCTGCTTCGACGAGCGCTAGGTTGGCTTTGGCTGCCTGGGCTTCTGCTTTCCCCTTGAGCCAGCCCCCTGCTAAATCTGTGATTGGACCTATGAGTGCTGACAGGATCATTGTTTCTTAACTCCTGAAGATGCTGAGAAACCAAAGTAAGCACCGACGACTGCGCTAAGAGAGCCATACATCATCATGAAGATGGCACTGGCTTGGTTCATACGTTCTGGGTCATAGATGACCGCAATGGTACTGATGACCATCATGACCAGAGCCGTCCACGTCATTCGACGCTTGTTGGTCTGATACGTTTCTTTGTCTGGGATTAGTTCGTTCAATGGAGAGCTCCTGAGGATGACAGATGCTCTCCTATCTTGGACCCTGTTGGTCCTGTTGGTCCTGTAGTACCAGTCCTTTAGGTCCTGTAGGCTCTTATGTTGCCTTGCGTTCGCTTGGTACTGGCGGATGTACGCCGTTGTGGAGCGCCCGCATCTTTGAGGTCTCGGATTTAAGGGTGGCTATATCGGAAACCATGGTGGCGGTCTCTCTCGCTCTGGCTTCCAAAAGTGCGGGTGCATTGAGTTCCGCGATTATGTTCGTCCGTTGCTTGAGTACTGCTTGCTCGGCATCGAACTTATCGAGCATCTTATCCATGACCCGCATTCGTGCCTCTAGGTCAGTAAGTATCTCTTGGATAACACGGATCTGCATTCGACCCGCCGCCGCTGCGCCCGCCACGGACACGAGACAACCCCCGAGGGTTATCAAAGTTGATAAGTCTATACTTTGGTCCATATCATAATTAAGCCTCGGCTATGGTTACGTTACTTTAAAAATCTTTAACTTCTTGAGGAGTACTGTCGATTATAACTTGAGCAGCAGACCTTTCTTCGTCGTCCTGTACTATCAGTGGATTATCGACCATAGCTGTTGTGGCATTTCCATCTTCATCGTAAGTGGTCTCTTCGACTTGACCAGGTAAAGGATCAATAGCTGTTTGCACAATTACAGTCTCCATGATCTCGTTCCCATCGTCGTCGAACTCACCTGTTCCAATGTCTTCTGTTACTTCATCTCTACCATCTGCTAGACGATACTGAGACAATCGGGCAGTAGCTACACGGTAATCTGCAAGTTGTTGATTGAAAGTGTTGTTCGCACGATTTGTGTCGGTGTCTGCTGAAACTGTCGTCATGTATGTATTAAACAAACCATCGTTTAATCTAACAGACCTTTCTCTTTTCCACTGAGGCCAGTCGATATCAATGTATTTCTGTGTGCGTTTACTTAACTGAGCTTCTGTGAGAGCCTCATCACCCTTTGCTATAAATACAGTCATGCTCGAACTCCGATCACGCCTATGTCATTCAGATTTGTGGGTGCTACGTTAAATGAAACAGTGTAGATGAAACCATCGTAGACTACAGTGTAATCATCGCTTGCACCTTCCTTCTGAAGTAAACCAGCGTCATATACAAACTTAGGCTTCCACCCCTGTTCCAATGCAAAGTCAGTTTCAGTGCCATCGCCTGCAAACCAGAAGACCTCTTGGACGTAACGTGGCTGATTCCGAAGATCCGCAAGTTCAGATCTGAGGTTTAATGCAGGTTTTGTGATGTTGACTGTCATAGTTTATTCATCCACCACTAGATTGTTGCTTGCGCTGATTGTTGTGCCAACCGCAGTTGTTGTGTTGTCTATTCTTCGCAATCCTTGGAAAACTGAGCGACCATCGCTTGTACCTACATGAAGAAGGTTAGTACTGTCATCGTGAGCTAATGCTGTCACTGCATCGGATGTGCCGTAAATAGTACAATCCGCGTTTTCTTGAAACAGATACTTCTCGTCGTTGTAGATCTTTCGGATTTGTTCTGCGGTTGGTGCCGTGGCGGAGATACGGATAAGCGCAGCTTTACCGTTTTGCCATGATGCTCTACTGGCACTTTTATTTCTTGCGCCAATGATTAGTGGCGGTGGATTGCCTGTGCTTGTGTAGCTAATATTTCTTGCGGTTCCAGATGTCGTATTATCTAATTCACCTTGCATGTAAATCTCAAGAACACCAGATCTGCGAACAGCAGTAAAGAAATACCAGGCGTCTGCAACCATCGCTGTATTACTAACAACATTTGTATTAGCATTGTTCTCATGTACAGAAAATTTAAGACTTTGGGTTAACTGAAATACGTCAAAACCCCACAGGTTACTAGAGCCATCACGACCTTCCACGCGATCTACAAGCCAATCGGACCCTGCACTTTCCTGAACCCACCCCATAATACAAAAATCACCCGTCCCAAAGTCTAAATCTGAGTTGTACGGTTGCTCAAGATAGTTGCTTGCAGAGAACCCGTTGTAAGCCATAAGCTCCGCGCCAGTTGCGACAGCAGATCGAGTGATTGTGCCGTTGACGATCAGGCCGTTGTCGTTCACAGAGCGGTCTCCATCTACTTCAACCACAGAGACATTGTCGACAGTCAGATCTCCAGCCGAGTTTGTGGCAAAAGTCAGCGTGTCGTTTGTACCATTACCAGTCACAAAAAACGTATGCGATCCAACCGTAGAGGCGGTAGAAGTACTTACACTGGTTCCGCCGCGAAACCGCACAAAAACACTACCAGCAGTACGTGAGACTATAGTAAAAGATACTTTATAGACTTTACCAGCCACGTCAGTGAACGCCTGATCTAAATAGATATCGCTGCCGCCACCCAAAGATGCGTCAATGACCAACTCCCCACCACTCTGCGAGAAAACTGTTCCTGTCTGCGTCCAACCAGTCAGGTCAGTAGTAAACGTGCCATTGGTCACCAGCTCAGTGCCGCTCAAAGTACTTGCTACCGTACTCGAAAGGAAAGCACCCTTAATGTCACCTACTTGATAGCCAGTGTTGTAGGTGGAATTAATAAAGGAGACCATACCGTTATCTGGCGTTGTAGTGTCTTCTTTTCTGATGGATATAATAGAGCCTCCATTATGCTCCAAAGCGAAGACAAAGGAACTTTCAGAAGTGGGTTGAGACGCATACCAATTCTGAGCAGAAGCATCAGAAGAATTTGGACCTAAATCAGCTATATTATAAAACGCATCTAAATCGATTCCTGTTCCCGTAGTAGTCCCATGAGTTATAATGGTGTCAGAAGTAAGGGTTGAGATGTCTCGAATGACTTTCATTGTTGGGTAGCTGTTGCCAGACTGATACCCTTGTGAAAAGAACAGGGTAGAGTTAAAAAAAGCTACATCGAATACCTTGTTAATTGTGCCATGTGAGTTAGTAATATCCCATACGTTCCCATCGTCCTTAATAACACTCACGCCACCGTCCGTCGCCACTGCAATCGTTGGTATTTGAATACCCGTGGCAGGATCAATCGGGGCGTCAGGGAGGACGGTCATGGCTACGTCTTTGATATCCTTGCTTAAAATAGCTTTTGATGAGTCTGTGTAACTTCCATTTCCAGAACCGGTGGTGTTTCTTTCGGAAATTTCAGGGACGTTATAACTGTAGAAACCGTTGGTTCCGTAAAGAGCACTACGATCTTTTAGGAAATTAAAAACTTTCAGGAAACCATTAGAACCGTCGGAACCAACCCAGATTTCTCCGTTAACCGCGGAAATACAATGCTTGATGGATGATGCCGAGTAAAAATGGAGTCCTGCTGCGCGATTAAACACCATCCACATCTCAGGAACACCGTTAGCATCTAGATCAAAAGCATCGTAGATAATAAGTGATGTTGAGGTAGCCACTAGTAGAGCAACCACAGGAAATTCTTTAGTTTTACCTCTGGTGCTGGTATTTAATGTCTCGTTGTACCAAGAAGTGTACTGAGTTCTGTGCCTCCACTGACCTGAATCTGAGTCTAACCTCGTGTCATACACATAGAGGTCTACCGCAGTGTCAGTCGTAGAAGATGAGATAGCTGTTAGAGCTGCTTCAAATGCATCAGTGTCTTCTACTGCAGCTGAACCTAAGCCTAAGTTAGTTCTAGCTGATGGTATGTCATCCACGTCGGACAAGTTATATGCTGCAAGAAGGTCACCTGTACCTGTTCCTGGTGCTCCTCTTAGGTCTCCGGTTGAAAACCCTAGTCCGTCGTCAGACGTAAAGGTTACTACGCCTGTACCTGAGTTGTAGCTACCGCCAGTAAAACCATCGCCAGTGGCTCCGGTAGCTCCGGTGGCTCCTGTTGCTCCGGTGGCTCCAGTCGGACCTTGAATTCCTTGTGGGCCTGTATCACCAGCAGGAATGGTAAAATCAAAGGTAGCCGCCGAGGATGTACCGCTGTTAGTTACTGTAGCTGATGAACCTGCAGCACCTGTAGTAACAGTACCAACTGCAATAGTTGCAGCAGATCCTGTAGCTCCTGTATCTCCAGTCTGGCCTTGAATTCCTTGGGCTCCGGTATCACCCTTAGGAATACTGAAATTAAAGGTAGCAGATGATGATGTGCCACTGTTAGTTACAGTTACGGATGAACCTGCAGCACCTGTAGTAACTGTTCCAACTGCAATAGTTGCAGCTGCACCATCGGTACCACGTAGGTCATCTGTAGAAAAGCCAAGTCCATCGTTAGATGTGAACGTGACGACACCAGTTGGTGTATCATAACTACCACCAGTGAATCCTGCGCCTGTAGCACCACGTAGGTCGCTTGTAGAAAATCCAAGTCCGTCATCTGATGTAAAAGTGACGACACCAGTCGAGGCGTTGTAGCTACCACCAGTAAATCCATCACCGGGTTGAACCACTTCCCAGGCAGATCCGGTGTAGTACTTTAGATTTCCTGATGTTGAGTCATGGTATAAATCTCCAGCTGTAAGCGCATCTCCGTTACCGTCGACTGTAGGATCACTTGCAGATGACCCGAGGTAAATGGCTCTGAAGTTGTTGTATGTAGTGGATGCTGAGGTTGCGCTCGATGCTGCGTCGGAAGCTGACTGGGATGCAGATGATGCGCTTGAGGATGCACTAGATGCAGAAGCTTCGGCTTCGTTCTTCGAGGTGACTGCCTCGTCACGAGCAGTCTCGGCTTGTTCTTTTAAGCTATCGATGTCCTCAACGTCTTGAGGCGTCTGACCACTACCAGCGTAAAATGAAGAACTCATCTTGGTACCTCGCTTTTAATCTAAGTATTGTGCAGAGGCCTGGATCACCTGCACGGTACCTGATGACTCAGCGTCATCAGCTTGGCCTTGAAGTTCATTCGCGAGTTGAGTGAAACGACCTTCGAACAGCTGACCACGCTCATCGAGGAAGTAGTCCGCAGCGAACGAGAGAGCACCATAAGCAATCAAATCTGAAGCAATGAGAGCCAGGTCGTTCTCATCAGTATCTGAGGTCATCACTGGAAATGACGCATAGTAATTTAAAACTAAGCTTCCTGAGGTCGGATACGGATAAATCTTAAAGTTGGTACCCTGTCGTGTGAAATACTTTGGTGTACCAGTTTCATCACCAACGCTTACATCCAGAAACCTGTTCATAGAGACACGGTTCACACTGGTATTATCGTAGTACATGTTGATGGCTTCGAGGAAATCAGATGGTATCAAGACCTCATCTGTTGTGATCGAGATTGTATATGAATACGACTTCTCCATAGGAGGAATACGAAGATTACGCTCGATCCTGGTGATACTCTGATCGATAAAGGTGTCGGCCAAAGCATCACTGCAGTCACTGCGGTTCAGTAGTTCTTTAAAGTGTGTTCGGAGTTCACCTTTATTCATATCTTAGGCCTTCTTTGTCTTGCGCTTTGTCTTCGGCTTGGGAGGCTTCTTTGCTGTTTTTGCAGCAGCGCGAAACGCAGCGTCAGTAGGAGCACCTTTGTCTCCCTTCTTTCGCATCTTCTCACCACGTCTTCGCTTATCATGGATGTTTCCGTAAAGGCTCACTTGTTAGAGCCCTTCTTACACTCACCCATTAGCTTGCAGGTGACAGGGGTCTTGCACCCCTTGCAGGGTTTAAAGACACCTTTATCGCTATAACCGTCCATCGATCATTTCCTTTTTGATTTAGTGCCAGAGCATTTCCAGCGTTTACGTGACAGGTTGAGAGGGCTGTTTGGATCTTTCGCAGCTTTAGAGAACTTACGTTTCTGGGCAGCAGATCGAGCACAGTATGCGTCACCCTTAGAGGTACCAGGTCGAACCCGAGGACCACCGTCTTTAGCTTTACCAGCCTGACCGTAGGATACCCGGCGCCCAGACTTCGTGACTTTCACACGGGCCTTTCCCTTGGCTGGTGTAGCCATAGTTAGATCCTTTTGTCAGTGGCTAAAAATGCATCCAGGTTCTGCTCTTTGAGACGTTTGACGATCTCGGCACCTGTTACCTCATAGATGTTGAAACCTTCGCGCATCCATTGCTCGATGACCGCTGTAGGTATCGAAGCGACACGCATGAATTCACCTTCGAGATGCTCTTTCGATGCGTTGCGACTGTCTTTTAGATCGTCCAGGAATGCCTGGGATATGTTTTGGGTGTGCTTACGCACCAGGTCAGTACCTTCTTGGAGAAACTCCGTGTGTACGTTCAATAAATTAATACCAGGTACTTTCGTGTCTTTAGACATTTAGATCCCCTTAAAAAGAAAGGGGTGCATCCAAGTCATCTTCCAGGGCAAGGAGAGCGAAAACCCTTTGGATGACGAGGACACACCCCATCTTGTACCTACCCCTGGTCAGGGGCTGGTGATTTTAAAAGGTCTTAGGAGAGACCTGTGATCATGCCGTCAGCACTGTAGTTCATGTGCTTCAAGCTATATTCACCGACTACGAAGTGCTTCTCACTATCGCCAGCTGAAGCAAGCAATGTGCGAGAGAACGGACGTAGGACACATGAACGCCACATCGCAGGATCGATGAGGAATGCGTGTGTGGTGATCTGGTGTCGGTTCAAGACAACCTTGTACTCACCGTATGGAGAGACATAGAGATCAATCACGTTCACCAGGTTGCGGCCCTGGGCAATCTCACGATTACGACCTGATGCTGCACTGAAGCCTGCTACGATCTGAGCATCAGCTGGCTTGATCATGAATACTGATGGATCGGAGCCCGCATTGAAGCAGTCTTCTCCCAGCTCAAGTAGCTTTGCTTCTGTGAGAGCGTCGGTTGCGTTTGCACCAGCGTCAACAGATGTTGAGATCTGCTGAGTAGCTGAGTCCATTTCGCGAGCTACTGAAGACGAGCCTGCTACCGCAGCGTTGTCGACTCCTACGTATGCCCGCTCTAGGTCACGTTTGATCTCTTTAAGAGCCTTACCGAGTTGGTATGCGGTCTCTTTGGCACGGCCATATGTACCGATAGCGTCCGCAGTTGCAGATACCTGGAAGGCTTTGTGCAAGATTTGCGTATTGTTGGTACGCTCGGTGGCATCCGTGAGGGTTGCCATCGTTGCATCCGCGCCTTCAACTTGAGCGTTGTTGGCGGCAGCTGCGAGGCTATCTTCGAGCCATGAGAATGTCCGAGCGTTTACTTTCTCAGAACGGATCATGGTGAAGAATGGGGTATCGGTTGGGGTGATGTCGGAGATGATGTCCGAGACATCCTCTTTCTTTCCGACTTGGTCGTAAGTTGTATATGTAGCCATTTCTCAGGTTACCTTCTTTAGTTGGATTGAGAGATTTAACGCTCCCACCTAGCCATTAAGGCATCAGCTATATCCTCAAGGTCGCCAGTTCGGCTTGCGTTCGTTCGAAGACGCTCTTGCGCCTTTCTCTGACGGTGGACCCGCAGGTCGGCATCAGATTGAGGTGCTTTCTTGGTCTTTAGAACTCTTCGCGTTCCGTCTTTAGTTTTGATCACTTTGGCCTTCGCTTTCTTAGTTTGGGCCGAGGCTTTAGTCTGATCGTAAAGACGGGCCTTGTTGAGGATCATGATCACAGTCGGATCAACGTATTGATCGACTTGTTCCTGAGGTAATCCCTGGCTGACGGCATATGAGCGGATGTTGTTGTAAAGCTCATCACCCCAGTCTGGGAGTTGCTCAGAGAGAACCTTGACGCAGTTCTGGGCGGCCTCTTGAACAGCTTTCTGCTGTTGCATCTGGACGTCCTTGTAAAATGCGTCGGCTTCCTCTTTTAGGAACTTGAGATCTTTCTCAGCTTCTGATGCTTCTCTTCGTAATTGAGCGAAATCCTCGACAGACAGTTCTCGACTTGCGACGAGCATGTCCACCTCTGAATACGGTTTCATACGAGCTTCGGCACGTTCCAGAAGCTTTTTGTAGCTGATGTCCGCCTTATTCAAAGCATCTTCTGCTTCTTTACGCTTGGCGGCAGCTTCTTGAGACTTTCTAGTTAATGACGCTTCTTGACCGTAAAGTCGCTTTAGATCCTTGATGGATGCCTGTTTAGTCTGGCCGTCAACTTGGATTTCCACCAGCGTGTCTTCAGAAAGCTCAAGCTCCGCTTGTGCCTCTTCTTCCTCTGCTTCTGGTTCATCCTCGTCCTCGGACTCATCTTCTTCAGGGTCCTCGTCGGTATCCTCTACTTCTTCGAAGTCTTCTTCATCATCAAATGTTTCTGACAACTCTTCGTCTGTCTCCTCGACAGAAGTGTCATCAGTTGCCTCGAGCGTCTCGTCATCTTCAGATAGGTTTTCACCGTCCGTCCAACGTTGCAGGATGGCATCTGCGGCATCCATGACATCATGGTATGCTGCTGGTTGAGTTGCATCTTCTTGGACGTTGTTATCCATAGTCCTATGCTTCCTCTTCGCTGTTGTCGCGTTTCACAAGAGCCTCGTCTCTGATGGAGACTGCTTGTTTTAGTGAGTTCACTACTTCGACTAATGCTCGGTAGTGACAGTACGTTTGCTCACGACCTTCTTTGTCACCAGGTGGACTGTTGGCAAACTTCTGGAATGCACTGTCCACCAGGCCGTTCACAATGATGTTAAAGGGCTCGGACGCCAGTAAGTTCTCGGCGGCGTCGCCCAGTTCGATAAGTCTTTCTTCTGTTTGACTCATCTAGCTCTCCTTAGTTGTCACGGTTACCCGCTAGGTGATGCGATAGCTCTGACGTCGTCAGCGGTTCTCGCGATCTTCAACTCTTCAGTGTCGACAAACTGTTTGTGCTCAAGTTGTGCTTCCTTGAGATCCATATTGTCTGACTGAAGTGCGAATTGGTTCTGAGCCTTCATCTGCTCAAGTTGAACTTTCATCTGAGCAATCTGAGCGTCCATCTGAGCTTTCATCTCCGCGACCTGCGTCTGACGCTCCTGGAGCTCGATCTGCTTCTGAGCCATCTGCATCTGCATTTCAGCAGCTGGGTCAGGTTGTGGTGGTGGTAGCTCTTGCGGTGGCGTCAGATAATCTCTGACGTTCTTGATGCCGTTCTGCTCCATCACATGAGACATCAGTGCATACTGGTTCTCTTGTGTGTACATCGATGCCAGGGTTGGGTCCTGGGACATCAATGTATGCAATGCGAGGAACTTCTGAGCTTCTTGCTCTTGCTCACCGTATCCGAGGTGCATCTCTACAGTCACATCGCGCTTGGCACCCCAGACTGCTGGGCTCACTGCAACATAGTCACCTGCAATCTCGATGATCTTCTCATCTTGCTCGTTCTCGACGACCAACTGGTAGATGAGCTGATAGAGAGGCTTCAGGAAGTTATTTGCAAAGTTACGTGCGATGATCTTTTGACGCTGCTGTGACATGGTCGCCAACTGTTCAACCATAGCAGCTGAGTTCTGCTTGGATATCGCATCCTTGTTGAGACCTTGAGACAAACGAGAGACACCAGTCGTGTCTTCTTTGTCCTCGTCCAGCATCTGTATTGTCTGGAAGATGAACGGGTTCAACGGAGCCTGAGCCATCGGTGTGACGGCGTCCGGTCTCGATACGTTGACGATACCACCGACCCGGTTGTCGATTAGTTCGCGTGGGTTCGTAAGACCACCTTTGACCACCTGGTAACGGGGGTTGTTAGTGATCATAGCGTGATCGAGGATCGAACGTGTTAAGACTGTTCTTGCAGTCTGGATTGGTAAGACCTTCGAACCAAAGTTCGAACCAAAGAATGAGTGCGGTATCGGTAATGGTACGAACGCACAGAAAGGTTTGTACTGACAGAGTTCCTTGTGAAGGATGACGTTGCCAGCTTTTATGACCTTGTACGTCTCAGCAATACCAGAGCCTTCGAGATCAATGTCGATATAAAGTTCGTACACTGTGATACTGCGTACTTGATCTTGGAAACCCTTAGCATTGAAGCCACGATCTTGACCAATCTCTTCATGCCTTGCCAGCACTTCTGGATCGGTCTCCATCTCCACATCTTCATGATCGCCGATTTTACTGATGAGATCTTCATCATATCCTGCCTCTCGCAATTCTGAGATTGTCATTGTTGTACGGTGACCGAGGAAACCTACGTCCTCGAGTGATCTAGCTTGGGGCTCTATGACAAACTGCTCTGGTGCAATCGCTTCGATGACGACCTGGCTGACGTCAGTGGAAACACGGATCTCACCTGAGTACAGACCAAGTGCATCCTGCTCTACTTCTTCGATCTCGATGTTTTCCTGGGCGACGACCTGGTCGAACTCTTCTTCTGTTAGATCCTGGATTGGCTCCAGGTAGCTCTCTTCGCGTTCATCCCAGTAAACCTTGCAGATACCTGCGCGAGCAATCAGTCCATCGTGGATGACCGACTGCATGACTTCGAAGAGGTTGTTCTGTCGGTTTGCGACGTAATCACAATATGAGGTTGCGATGTCTGCTAGTGCGGTATCCTCACCCGTCTGTGGTGCAAATCTTACTGTTTTGTAGCCAGTGCTGAATGTCTCGAGTAGTGCAGCCTTCATGCTCTCAACGGCATCATATACGTCCATACTGACGTACTTCGAATTTCCATCATGAGCTGGTCTTGGAAGTGTAGCGTTGTAGTAATCGATGACCCGCTTACGCTCACGGGATATCTGACTATCGTAGTAACCAATAGATCTACGGATGTTATCATCCAAGATCGAGACGAGCTTTTCGTCATCGACCTTTTTGTAGTCTTTTTTATCCATAGTAGTCATACCATTTCAATGTAGAATTCATCGGCACTCTCTATTGGTTCCCAAGCTCCTTCGTGGACGTGATTAGCTAAAGCCAGGGACATGACACAGTCGTCGTAGCAACCTGGTTCAGCTTCCATCGAGCCACTATCAGTCACCACGTATGTAAGCATCTCTCGTATTGTGACTTTGTCATTGAGCTCTATCTCGCTTTCACGGACAGAAGCTCGAAGCTCATCGATGATCAGAGGCTTGGTCTTAGCTGTGGTGCTAAATCCAAGTTTTATGGTTTCTTTATCAGTTAGCTTGTCGACCTGGACTTCCGTAAAGAAGTTTGGGTAGGCCATATCCTTAGCCAACCTGGTGCAGGTCAAAAGACCATGACCATTGTTCTCGACGATGATGTACGCATCGTTAAAGAAGGTCCCAAGGTGATAGAGGACCGTTGCATAGTAGTCAGGGTGAACATGACCACGCCAAGTAGCCACCTGGCGTTTCTTACTGTCTAATACCTGGGCTACACTGTAGTCACCACCTCGAACACCCATTGCGACGTCAGCCCCTATGACATACTGCTCGCCAGGATCATGGCGACGGTACATCGTGAGCTCACCTCGAACATTGTTGAGCCACTCTTCACCTTCGAGCGCCAAACGCTCTTTTGGATCTCGAGCGTCTGACAGACACTCCTGGAGTTGCTCTGGGTTAAACACTGGTCGACCAGTGGTTAAGAAGGCTTCCTCAGGTTCTGATGGATACTCCTGGCGGAAGAGATCAATACCGTTCTGAGCAATCTTACGACGTCGGAACATAAGCTGACCGTCGTCCAGATCGTACTTCTCAGCGATCTCCTCTTCCTCAGGTGTACGTTCGAAGTTATCCGGGACCTTTTCTCGATACTCTGGGTCCACGAACCATGGAATGAACACTGGTACATAACCATTTGTTCCTTCCACGGCTCCTTTCCAGAGATCATAAAAGATCCCGCTGACCCCATTGGCTGTACTCTCGATAAAAATGGCAGTGCCTTGAGTATTTGGGACAGCTTGGGTCAGCGAGTTCCAGTTGTCGGCTGCGGTGGTCTTAGACCAGAACGCAAGTTCCGACGCATGTACGTGGGTCAGGGTCTCACCCCGACCAATTGCTTCACCGCCAGCAGTTGCAACGACATAAGAGCTATCGAGCACGTCGAAAGACAACTCACGGCGGGATGAATACTTTGTGTGTGGCTTTAAGATCTCAGGACAGTTCTCATGATAGCGCTTGGTCATATCGAAGAGCGCTCGAGTACTGTCGGAGTGGTGGGTGATCACCAGGGCCTTCGCAGCTCGATGCTGAGAGACACTGAAATATAGATAGCCGCCAACGTAGGTCGAAAGACCTTGCTGACGGGCTTTGAGGATGATCACTCGAACCTTTCCTTCTGTCTCTAGTTGATTAGAAACAGCGTCATCCAGGATCTTTTGTGCAGGTTTCAGTTTAAGAGGCGCAATCTCACCAGTCTTGGTTCGGATCTTGAGAGCACTCTTGGCGTAGAAACTAAAGTCAGTGAAGAGACGCTTCCTGACCTCAGCAAGCTGCTCCTTAGTTGCCATACTGATTAGTCGTCGTCGTTATCACTATCTAATAGTGAGCTGAGGAACTCTTCTGCCTTGCCGACAGTAATCTCAGACTTCGCGACTGGTTTAACTTTAGTAAAATCCAGGATTAGCTTTGCAGCCTGTAGTCGATCACGATTGTGGACCGGAGTACGCATGATTTCGACTGCGGTCTCAAGAGCTTCCTCGGCTCTTGGATCTTCGATGTCGTATTGTTCTTTCATTAGACTTACCGCCTTTTTTGCTTCTGACCTCGCCTTGTCGATTATTGGTTTGATGGTCTCTTTAGTGTAACCGTCTGGGACGTTTCGAGGTCGTCCGCCCTTGTTCTTTCGGTTCTTGAGCATCTCTCGGAACTTCGCTCGTCCCTCCGGTGTCTGATGCTGTAGTGCTAACGGGTTCTTCGATGGTGGTCTGGCTCGACCCGGCATCAGCTTTGGTTTTGGTGGTTTCTTTCTTCGAGGCACGTTTGGTGGATAGCCCATCGTTTGTCCTCACTAAACTGTTGATGATCTCTAGTGTCTCTGGACACTGCTTACAGAAAACAGGTGCTGGGATGGCAGCTGCTATCTCACGCATCACTGTTTCCTGTTGAGCCTTGTTTAGAAGCTTAGATGACTTCACGACATCAATAGCTTCCAGAATTGGAACCAGGTCCAATGCCGTCTTTAACATCATGCTTTCCTTGAAGTTTACTTAGGCAGACAATGCGCCAGCTTGCATTGGTTGATTCAATGCGCCTGGTGGCATTTGTTGTTTCTTCCGTTCTTCCTCATCATCCATAGCCTTCTCCAAGGCAATTAATGCTGCCATGACAACGGCTAGTGGGTGTGCGTAGAACTGTATGACTTTATTATCAGCCTTACGAAACTCTTGCTGGATCATCTTAGATGTCTCAGGCATGACCTTCTTGGCTAACTTTGGATTGATTAGGTATACCCAGACAGGATCAACTGCGAACTCAGCAGCCATACGAGTATAGTCCATATATGCTTTTCTTTTTTCCAACCCCAAAGCAGGATTAGACATTGCTTCACGTATAAACCGTACTGCTTTTCGTTCACTAGGGTTCTTAGGTGAATAAGCTTCTACCTTCTCTTGTAGATTTGCGATTTCGTCAAATACCTTCCTCTGTAGAGGAGACATATAACCCCAGCTTTCTTCTAATAGTGGCCTTATAGCACTATCAGTAAATGAACCTGGTATCGTAAAATCAGAACGATCTGCTTTAGAAGTCTGCTTTCTGTTTATGAAATAAGACCAGACATCTTGTTTGCTTGTACCATCTAATGGTCCCAAGGTAATACCATGAGCAATTTCATGGAGCATAGTAGTTAGGGCCTCAATGTCAGTGACATATGTGCCATCACCCTTGTCAGCCCCAACCTCCAGGGTCCAGATTGTACCTTCTGCACCCTTACCTTTACGTTTCGGGCCTTTAGGTTGGAACATACCACGCGAGATACCAATTTTAGAAGGATCAGTACCTGTGTCTGACTTGACTAACCTGTTAAGTTCTTCCTGAGACTTCGCAAGTTTAACAACGATATTAAGCTTTTTTGCGAACTCTACAGCGTCGTTGAAGTTACTGATGCCATCTTCAAGTTCACCACCCTTTAGACCAATCTGAAACTGCGGACGGACTAAATTTACGGCAGCATCTTTATACTGCTCTGGAGTTATCTGGGGCTTTTTAGCGGGAATGACATCAGGTCTGGGTCCATAAGGATCGGCTCCTGGCCTGGTATCGATATCACGGAGGATTGGCTCTGAAGGGCCTTCCGTGCTTTGGCCATCGCCACTAGCTCCTCGATTGCTGTCTTCATATGCTCCCGAGGGATCTGACTGATTATTGACGGCTCCGTCTCCGTCTGCATCGGGGAGTGCTTCTTGGATTTGGTCATTCGTTATTCCTTCGGACTCAGCCAACATGATTGCAGCATCTAGATAATCATTATCTGCGCCTCTACCAGGGGCAACACCTAAATGCCTAAATAATTGCTTCTCAGGATACCACATTAGTGCCTGAAAGTCAGCTGTTTCGATGTTGTAGCCTAAATCACGTAATTTAGCGATTGCAGCCTTTGTGACGTCACGCATATACGAACGCTCACCTGGTCCAGCTGGCGTAGCCTGTAGCTGCGGTGATAGGTTGTCTTTCATAGTTCCTGTGGCTAGTGCCAACTCTGGTTTAGGAACCTTCTTACCTGTACCTTTTAGACGCTTTGCTTCTTTATTGTAGAAGCTCTGGTACTTACTTGCAAAGTTAATAACAAAGTCATCTAAGACAGCATCTTTCTTCAAGTCTGCCCTGGTTATACCCATGTCCTTGAGTGTTTCTTTTGTTAAACGCTTCTCAAGGGCATCCTGGTTCTTAGTTTTTAAAGCTTTACGCACGCGAGTACGGTTAACATCCAAGTCCTTATCAGAAACAAACGGACGCCCAACTAAGCGGTTCCACATACGCATCCACCAGATGTCCATCGTTAGTGGATCATAGTTACCTCGGATGTTCTGATAGAAGCCCTGACCGATCTTAGGACCTGCAATAAATGACCCTTTGACCATTTCATTGGCACCCTCTGAGGAAGGTACTTTGATGTTTGTTCCATAGCGTTCATTGAAACGTGCTGCCCAGTCTTTTAGCTCTTTCACAGTAAAGTCTTGGTCTAGGAACTCTTGGATTGGTAGGTTGGTACCTGAAGCTTGATAATCATTGAAGAAATTAAACGCCTCAACCATAGCTACATTACGCTTACCACCTTTAATCCAGGTTTCTGTAGGCATCTTACCGTTGTCCATAAAGTAACGGAACACCTCAAGAGCGTACTGGAAGTTGTCGGCTACAGCCTGTCCATTTGATGTGATTGCTAGTGCAAAGTCGAATGCTACCTCTGCGTCTGGTGACTGGGTCACGCGAGGGTCAACGAGAGACACTACACGTTTCGCTGCTTTTAGCTTACGGTCATACCAACCGATGGCGTTAGCATCACTTTGTAGAGCGTTGAAAGCTTCTGTCGCCATGTATGTCGAGATGATGTCGACGTTCTCTGGTGTATACTCAAACGGCTCATCACGTCCTGTCGCTGCCTTCCACTTCTGGTGCATATAGTCAGCTGCTTCGACCAGTGTTCGCTTTTGTTTAGGCTTGTATGTGCCTTCGCGCATCTTCTGGATGTCAGCTTCACTTGGTGACGAGTTCAAACGTGTGACGTCGATCTCTTTCTCTGGGATCTCAAGTGGATTGACGTAAGACTGTAGCGTTGGTCTCTGTGGTCCAGGTGATTCACCTGCGGATGGTATATCCAGATCGGATAACATCGGCCCATCTGGAGACACGCGTGGAGCCTGCTGACCAATCACACGGTCAACGTACGGTTTGACGTACGCATCGATGGCGTCTTGAGGTACTCCTGCCTCCTGCAGTCTTGCGATCTGTGCTTCTGCAGTTGCAACAGGGTCTGATCCCAAGTTGTTCGCCAGGACATCGAGTGACGTGAGAAGTTGACCCTTCTGTGCCTGATCGAGATATGGGTCTCCAACGACACCCTCACGAAGCTCTCTGTTTGTATCGATGTTGTTCTGGATACCACGGTTGTAGTTTTCGACTGTGGTGTACCGTGGACCGTAGGTCTGTGTGTCTGCGTTTGGAGACTGCCCAGGTTGGGCTGGGGCTGATTGTGGGTTGCTTAATGAGTTCGGTGGTCGAACTCTTGGGGCATAATCAGGGTTTTCTTCCTGGAACTGACGTACCGCCCGGATCAGTGGGCCTAACATCTTGTTTTCAACTACGCCGCCCGTCGCAACGCTCTGTTCGTACTCAGATATAGCCTTATTAAGAGATTTACTCTTATTACTTCCTTTAAGGACCCGTAAGATCCTAGCTACACCGCCACGATCTAGACCTGTGGCGTCTTCCATTGTGAACTGTGGTGATCCTGGTGTCGCTGGAGCATTCTTCTGTGTAAGATCTAAGTTTAGAGCTCTTTGGTCGGCTTCACGGTCTTGGCGTTCATCTTCTGCAGCTTTCTCAGCTGCTGCTTTCTTTTCTGCAGCTTCTCTTTTTTCATTCTCAGCTTTTACCCTTGCTGCTTCCTTCTCTGCCTCTTCTAATGCCTTTTTTCGACGAGTTTCCTCAACTACAGACGGAGCATCAGGCTCAGGTAATCCTTCGCTACCCTCGTTGCGTCGAACATAACGATCAACTCTAGACCTACGTCCTGTTAGCTTATCTATGACACGTCCAGTACCATAGGCACCTGCCTGAGGTATTAAGGATGTTCCACCAGTAGAAACACCTGCAGCAAGAGTTGCTAATGGAGATAAGGTACCAGTAACAATACGTGATGCACCATCGTAACTATTGATGTTCTGATCGATAGGATTGAAGACATCGGTGAACCTGGAGAAACCACCTTTGTAACCTCGGTTGTGAACCTCAGTCAGCTGGTTCAACTGAAGCATCAAGTTTAATGCTTGTTGACCTTCAGCTGTATTACCAACAAGTCGACGCATAGCATCGATCTCTTGTTTACCGACGGTGGACTTTGCCTTGTTCCTGGCCTCTCGATATGCAGCCTGAGCCAGGATCTTGTCTGCTGTTTCTATGTAAGTTTCTAAGTCAGTCGGTTTTACTGCACCACCAAGGTCTCGAAAGAGCTTCTTTAGCTCTTCAGTCATCTGGATGTGTGCTTTGTCTACAGCCTCTCGAGCACCTTTAGTAGAACCAGCGTCAACGTCTCTTAGGTCATAACCATTAGCATCTGCGATTTCACGTAGGCGACGTGCGAAGTCACCAGCAGCAGCTGCAGACTCTGGGTCCATATTACTTGGGTCGGTTAAGTCACCATTGTCTTTAAAAAGACGTGTGGTT